TCATTTCATTTGCGAAAAGAATACAATCAACGTGTCCCGATAAACATTTATTAATGATGTAAGACGGATATTCTTTTTTCATATCTGGATTTTCTTCTACCAAATCTTCCTTCGTGAAGTTGATAGAGTTCAACCAATCTTTTAATTCCATTATTTAAATTTGGCAGTTACTGCAATTACTTTAGCATTAGGATTGCGAGCAAGGGCAACTTCTTTTGCTTCTTTATAGTCACGGGCAATTACTGTTTCATAAAAAACAGTTCCAGCAACATAAAGTTGAACTTCACATTTCATAATTCATCAATAATAGTTCTTTACGTTGTTTTTGCTCACGCATATATTCACCAACGGAACGCATTGTATAAGTCAAATCAAACTCAGCAGCGTTCCAGTTCTTAAAGCGATCTTTTACAAGTTGATCGGAATTATAACTTACCAATTTATCCATATTATTAGAATCGCAATCAGTAGCAAACTTATCGTGATCAAATCCTTTATGCATTGATCCTTTGTTCCCATAGAGATTATCCTTAATGTCATAAGGAGGATCGAGATACACAAAAGCAGTGGTGTCCCCATCCAATAGATAATCGTAGGAGTAGTTAGTTATACGCCAGTGCTCAATAAGTTTAGAATACTCGGGCAACTTTTCAATTCCTCTCATCGAGAAGTTTGAATTAGATGCTTGTTGAGAAAAAGAAGAACTTTCAGTAAGACCACTGAAAGAACATTTATTTACGATGTAAAAAGCAACCGCACGATCAAGATTTGTTTGATGAAGGTCATTAACAGAAATCTTGGCATCAGTAAAAAGAACTCTTGCTTTATCTGGAGTATTATACTCGGATTTAAGATCTGAAAGAATATTTTTCATATCCCCACCAAACATCTGGAGTTGTTGCCAGAAGTTTACAAGTGGTTCGTAAAGATCATTCACCCAAATTTTAAGATATGGATGCTTCTTAGTGATATGAATGGCAACAGACCCACCGCCAAGGAATGGTTCACGAAACTCATCGTAGTTGCGAAGATCGGGGAAGTATAGATCCATCTTGACGCAAGCACGAGACTTGCCGCCAGGATAACGAAGAGGGGTTTTCAAAGATTTCATAATATTACCTCAATCAAAATCAAAGGATAAGTTTCTTACTCGGAGGTTTAGCAATTGCTGAGAACATTTGCTCATATTGATCAACAATCTGTTCTTGTGTATCGGCAACATACACTACATAACTCTTAGAAACTTTAATTTTTTCATCCTTACCCTTTAAGAGTGGAGACCATGGAGCGAATCCTAGTTGACCATTACCAGAAGGAATGGCAACGATTGGATTAGAAATGACAATTGAGTCATCCTCTTCAACCAAGTCTGCGATTACATCTTCGCCAGACCACATACGAATTAGTTTTACATTCATTTTTTTTCTCCTTTATTTAAATTCACATTCACACATAACTTCAGTTAGTGCTGCTAAGAGGTTAATTTCTTGGTCAGCAACGAACGCAATTTGGTATTGATACTTAGCAATAATAAGAACGGCAGCAGGGATAGAACCGGGGACAAGAGCATCATAAAGGGCGTCATAAACCCTGCGAAGAATGACAGTAGAATCGTTGTCCAAGTTGGAGACCACCCACTTTCGTACTTCCGTGAAGTTCTTCTCCTTAAGGTGTTTGACGAGTTCATTTACCGAAATGTCCGAGAACGATGCGAGAATTCCTGAGTCAATTTTACCCCCCGTAGAATATCTTTGGCACTCGTTGAGTACCCTGCGGAAGTCGGGAAAGTGTTTTGATACCAGTTCCGCAACGACCTTTTCATCATACTCAATCTTTTCCGCATCCAAGATTGATTGAAGTCGTTGGAAGAAACTACCTGCAAGTTGAACTCTTTGCTTCCCTTTGATTGTGAAGTCAATGACGGCACATCGGGAGTGAAGAGGTTCAATAATCTTGTTCTTGTAGTTACAGGTGAAGATGAATCGGCAGTTGTTATAAAATGCCTCAATATTCGCCCGTAGTAGGAGTTGTACGTCGTTGCCTGTGTTATCCGCCTCATCGATGATGATGACTTTGTGTTTAGAAGATCCCGTAAGTGAGACGGTCGAAGCGAAGTTCTTTGCTTGGTTTCGTACAGTATCCAGGAAACGCCCTTCGTCGGATCCATTGATGACATAATAATCTGCCCCCAATTCATTACATAATGCTTTTGCGATGGTAGTTTTACCAATACCAGGAGGTCCAGCAAGAAGGAGATTAGGAATCTCACCTTTTGCTACAAACTCCTTAAATGTTTTTTTAGTATCATCAGGAAGAATACAGTCATCAATTACTTGAGGACGATATTTCTCCACAAAAAGAAATTCACTTGTCATAATCAAATCCAATTAGGTTTTCTTTGCGGCATACGAAGGTAATTATCAGCAACCCAAGGTTTGGATGCGATATATTTCTTGTATGCTTCAAATGTATCAATAGTGTCGTCAAACTTCCATTCCTCAGGCATAGCACGAGCAAATGGTGTCACTTCTGTAATCTTGCCCTTGGGAAACAAATAGTATGCATCCACAAGAGTCTTGTAGCAGGAGTGAGTTTTATTATACCGCAGGCAGTATTCATCGGACAAGTTCAATCCCCACTTGATTAACCAGTAGGCATTATGGATACTCTCCAGTGCCCACTTGGTGCAGGGATGATTGCGGAATGCTCCTTTCTCGGTCTTGTAGGGGGTTCCATCTGCCTTAGGGAGAGTGCCGTAACCGTGTCCCCACTTCTCTGATGCCACGATAGAGAGCATTTGGCAGCACTCTAAGGGCATCTTAACGATGTGTTTGTCGGGAAGGCAAATAGCCGATTCGGCGGGAAACGGAGAAGTGACAAAGATGTTCATCAACCAAAAGTAGAATCAGGCTCCAGAGCAATATAATAGGTCACATTGAATCCAGTATTCTTGAACCGTGACAAAAGTTTACTTGAGATTACAACCTCATAATTTCCAGGGATGATCTTGATGTTCTCAACCTTGAAGTTGAATGTAAATACCTCTTCGGTCTCACCAACAATCACAGAGAAATCATTGGAAGTATCATTCTTCTTATCGCGGACCACTAGTTTAACAACGCCTGCCTCACCAACGACAGACAGGTCAGGGAGTTGATAAACAGCAGCAGCCTTAAGCAACTTATCAAGTTCTTTGGTATCAAGAATGAAACAAACATCTTCAGAAGGAAGGGAAATTGATTTATCTGGGGGAGTAATGATTACATTAGGATCAGCAAAGAAATACTTAGAGCGAGACTTGCCTTCCTTAATGACAACATATCCATCATTCTGAAAATCTAGTTCCGCATTCTGATGTAGATTGAGTCCATTCAGGAACTGGTTCAGATCATAGATGCCAAAATCCTTGGGTAGTTCTTCTTCAATAGTTGCTTCTGCGAGGATATTCTTCATCACTGAAATTGTGCGAAGATTACTTCCTTCCTTGAACAGGATAGATTGGTTGATAGAAGAAAAATTCTTCAGTAGAGTCAGAGTTTTGTCAGAGAGTTTCATAATAATCAGCGGGAGAATTCAGTAAGTCCATTGTCTTGACGGGTGTAATGCCCGTCAAAGTGAAGCAGAAGCATAGCATAGTGAATTACTTTGAGCAAATCACGCTTATTGCGTCCATCCTTATCACCATAGCGACTTCCGTATTTTAGGATATTTGCCTGACAGAAACCAGGAGCGAGGTCCTTTGCTGCCATCAAATCAATTGTTTGGATGTCGCTGTATTCTTGATTATGTCCACAATAGTGACTTCCATAAGTTCCAGTCACATAATCTTCAACATCTTTTAGAATCTTATCTTCGTTGTATTTCCAAAAATGAGTTTTGTTGTCTGTCATATTAATAGTAAAAGTTGATTCAATCATAAAAAGGAGGGAAGGCACATTTACCTTCCCCAATTATATCAGGATTGGGTTTCCTGGTCAACAGGCATCTGGAAATCAGCATCTACTTTATCGTAAAGTTCAATAAAGGCAGTTTTGGTTTCATCATCAAACCTAGCAGTGCAAACATCAATTGCCTTTGCTTTGTTACCAAAGATGCTATAAGCACGAACGATATGAACCAAACGGCGAGTGCTGATGATTTCCTCAATACCACCATCGTAGAAGGTCTTACGGATAATGTCTGCCCAGTCTACAAGGCGCTTGCAGAAGTCGCGGTCTTCTACCTGCAGGTCCAGAGCAACGCCTTCCAGAATCTTCTGTTCAGTAGCAGGAGCAGGATAGGTTTGCTCAAAGGTCACAGGGAAACGCTCAAGGAATGC